GACGCTGACGCTACTGATGAAATGCTCAACACACTGGGCTCAAATGGGTGGCAACTCATCTCTGTGGTACCTATTCAGGAAAACATGGGGTGGTCAAGCAAAACGGGTTCAATTATTTATTATCTCATGCGAGAAATCGCCTAACCAACAACACACTATGCAAGTAAAAAGATACAACATCACAAACCCGAAAAAATACACCTCAAACAACGAGGAAAAAACTTTCTGGGCAAACGTGGGAACGATGACTGAATTCCACAAAGAGGACGGAACAATCTCACGAATCATTGAGATGAATGACAGCAGTCTGACATTCTCAGTGTTCGAGGCTGAACAAAAAAACAACAATGCCGGAGGTCAATCAAACTCAGCACCTGCTCAAAACAACAGCAGCAATGAGATTGAATACCCTGCTGAGGACATCAACCCCGACGACATTCCTTTCTAGGCTTATGTTTTTATTCATCGCAATCATTGCTCTTGCTACCGGCTCATCGTGGCAGTGGGTCATTGCATGGGTGATACTACATCTATTATTCAAAGACTAATCAATCAAACATGTCAAAACAATTCACACTCAAAGACCTCAAAGAAATCGACCTCGACAAGAAAAAAGGTGAGGTTCGATACGCATTCCCGAATTCACCGATGACGTACAACAAAGAGGACGCTGAAAAAGTGCTCATCATTGCAAACTACATCGGAATTCTGACCGACAGCCTACGCTCTGAAATCATGGTGAATCTCATCACTGAACTCAAAGCAATCAAAGCTCACATCGGTATGGAATAATTATCAACACAGCTCGAGGGCTGTGTGAGTGATACTGACAAGCGAATCGGGGTGCTACATGACCCGAAACATCAGCCTCACTCTCACAGCTCTTGAGACTAATCAATCAACACACCATGACTGAAACAAACAAAATCGACGAGCGGTGCGAATGCTGCTCACAAAGACTCTACAAACCCGCTGTGCTATCAAAAGGATATGCAAAGATGCTTGTCATCATCTCAGAATTTATCGAGAAAAAAGGCGTGAATGTAGTGCACCCCGAAAAAGAACTTTTCAAACTCGGACTCTTTTCGGTGGCTCAACGAGTGAACATGACAGTGCTCGGCGACCACGGTCTCGTGGCAAAGCATGAATCACACGGCAACTGGGTACTCACTCGAAAAGGTGTCGACTTCTTGAATGGGTCTGAAATATGGAAAGTCGCCGCTGTTGAAAAAGCAACAAAGCGAACTGTCGGGCACATTGAAAAAGAGGGAAAAACAACTCTCAAAAAATTACTCGGAAAAAATGCACCATACTGGCAAGGTCTCGGGTTCACTATCGAATCAGGTCGAGTCATTCGTGCATCGGAAATCTAAAACACAACAAGCGTATGCTCGCAAAACTACATTACAAGCACGGCGGTATCACATACCTCGATGTGCCGGATATGTTGCAAACTCAACGCACTGTGGGTCTCTCACTGAGAGTCAATCACAGCTCAATCATTGATGCTGAACCCCCACAAGGCATGACCGACTATCAAGAGATAACAACATTCTACAATCACGGCACTGAGGAATTGTTCAATCAGCCGACACTAATTCTCAAAGAAATATGACAGAAAAAAAAGAGATGAAACAAATCTCAGACCAACAACGAAAAGCGATGCACTTACTGTTCGCATTCGTGGCAAAAGAATACGAAAATGCAGGATATGACCTGCACAAATTACTGACTGAATTCCCTGCTGTGCATGTACCTGTTCAGACAAAACACATCAAAGAAATATGGCGTGCAGCTCAGATTGAGCAAACAGGAATCGAGTCAACTGAAAATGCGGGGGCTCACATTGATGCTGTATATGAGACATTCAATCGGTATGTCGCCGGTGCAGGAATTCATGTGCCATTCCCTAGTCTCGAGTCTCTCTATAAAAAAAGCCGTAAACAAATCGGCTTGTGATTCAGAAAATAAACGACGACCACATCAAAGTCATTATTCATGAAAAAGTGAGCACAAATGCGTACTACCGAATGCACTACAAATCACGGTCACCACTGCATGAGTCGTACTACTACGCAGCACAAGAGGCACTCGAGGACATTGAATTTGAGATTGCTGAATTCCCTGTCGTTATCAAATACACATTCGCCCTCAAAGGCAATCTGCTCGATTCATCAAATCTCTCAGCAATGGTCAAGATGATTGAGGACGGGTTCGTGCACGGCGGGTTGATGCCCGATGACTCGAACAAATACGTCAGTTATACAATGCAGGGCTGCCGGAAATGCAAAAAAGATGAGGAGGCACATTGTGTTGTCGAGATATTCACAGGAAATGCACAACTTGTCGAACCTCACAACATCAAGCAAACTGATTCATGATATAATAAAAGGGACGCTCGACCCTTGTACTCGTTGACTGGGTCATTGCACTTACAAGGGGCAATGAATCAGTCAATCAGAAAACTCGAGCTCATTATCAGCACCATAACAACACACCAACTATGGCAAATAAAAGAATGTTCACAATGGACATTGTCGACAGTGATGCTTTTCTCGACATGCCCACATCAGCACAAAATCTCTACTTTCACAGCAATGTGAGAGCAGACGATGACGGGTTCGTCTCAAGCATCAAAAGAATCATGCGAATGATAGGGGCTGCCGACGATGACCTCAAAATTCTCATCGCAAAAAGGTTCATGATTCCTTTTCAGAATGGAGTGTGTGTCGTCAAACACTGGCGAATGCACAACACACTCAGAAAAGACCGGCACAAACCGACAGCGTATCAAGATGAATTCAAGATGCTCGAGGTCAAGGAAAATGGGTCGTACACTGAAAATGATTCGTACGACATGGCAACCATTCGGCAACCAAATGGCAACCAACAAATCAAGGCACCAAAAAAAAAGAAAAAAACGTCTAAATCATCAAAAGACGTTGAAAACAAAGGCTCAAAGGAGTCTGGCAACCAAATGGCGACCACTGGTTGCCGTAGTATAGATAAGACTAGTATAGATAAGAGTAGTATTGCATCTGACGATGCGGAAAAAGATGATGCTGAATCAAAAAAAAAGAATCAGGAAATCATCGACATCATTGATGCTTTTGTAGTCGTGAACTCGGCTCACTCTCGGTGGTATGGCAACAAGACTCAACGCTCAGCGATTGAGCATCTCATCAAAGCTCATTCATTCGAGCAAGTGATGAAAGTCGTCAACCTGCTACCTCAATCAAACGTGCTGCCGTACTTCCCTCAAATCACAACCCCTCATCAGCTCGCTGATAAATGGGACTCATTATCAAATGCTTTTATTCGCAAGAAAACTGAGCTCACTGAAAAGACGAGCAAGGTGATTCTCTAACACAACACACCATGAACAACACACCACAAAAAAAATATCAATTCAAAGTCGTGACAGGGTTCAACCCTCACACATTCGTCATCTGTGACGAGGTGGAGGTTGAAAAAGCATATTTTGTTTTTCTCTTTGACGGGAAAACAATCATCAACGGTCGACCGGTCTCAAAGGTATTCGACATCACACCCCACTATGGCGGTGACCTCGGGTACAATGACGACTACAAATTCGGCTCAAGCCCCGACGATTATCGTGAGGCTGAATCGAAAGGAATCATGAAAAAATATCAGGGCGTGCCGAATATGATTCAGGCACGAGTCACACACTTTATTGAAAACAAGCAACAGAATCTCATCGGCAAAGGTGTCGATGTGCCTCAACTGGAAATCAAGCGGGTCGAGATTGAGGGAGTATCAGAGCTGACTAAAAAAATGAGCGTATGATTGATTCAAAAATAATTCTCACCGCAAACGGTACTGAGGTCATTGTTGATGCAGAGGACTTTGAATATCTCAATCGCTTTTCATGGGTACTCGGAAACAAAAATGAGGTATTCAAAGAATTCAATATCAGTGGCAAGACCATTCATGTACCTATGTGGAAATTCATTGTGCAGTCAGAAAACAACAAAAAGGCACTATATAAAAATAGGAATTCTCTCGACCATAGGAAAAACAACATTGCTGTCGTGCCTGCATATATCTCAAACCATTATCACAAAAAGAAAATTCGAGGAAATCTCGGAAAACCTACGTCGAAATATAAAGGGGTGAGCTATACTGCAACATATCAAGGTCACAAAAAATGGATAACTGATATATCATGCAAAGGTGAGAAAGTCAGAAAAAGATTCATGACTGAAAAAGATGCTGCTGAGTATTACAATGAACTCGCAATCAAATTCTATGGTGAATATGCTTATCAGAACATTATTGATGAATCTGATGAGTAAAAAGAAAAAGCACCCCGACATCAACTGCCCATTCTGTGATTCACCTGCTGAATGGGTATCGCACTCAGAGATATACGGTCGAATATACAATCAGGCTGCTCACATGATATGGCTATGCAGACAATGTGATGCGTATGTCGGGTGTCACAACAATACAAAGCAACCACTCGGGCAAATGGCGAACGCTCACATGCGAAAAGCTCGAAAGCTCACAAAGGAATTATTCATCAAGGTATGTCTCAACGGTCAATGGAAATGCGACAAGCATCTCAAAGAATCAGCATATTGTTGGCTCGCAAGAGAACTCGACATCACACGGCATGAGTGTCACTTCGGAGACTTCACTGTCGAGAGGTGTCGTGAGGCATATCGTATATTACAAAAAGTATGATGCTCAATAAATGCAAATGTGGTCGAGGTATACTGCCTGCATGGAAATGGTGCAATGAATGTTCACGACCTAAAACACAACGCACAAGAAAAAGCACAGCACCTGCTCAGATACTGAGTGAAAAAAAACGAGTGAACAATGGCACAAGCTATACTACTCACACATCACAATCATAGATGCTGACGGGTGGGATAGACGAAACTTCAATCACTCATTCAGGGTTGAGAGAATCACTCGGGCACAATTCGACAGACGATTGCTCATGTCGACTGTCGCTGTTCGATGATGCTATACTGAAAGTCAGACGCACTTTCATTCACAACAAAATAGAGGAACTCATGAGACGACAAGGACAATGCCCACGATGTGGTGAGCATTGCAACCTCACTCGACATCATATCTACCCGAAACGGTGGTATAGAAAACATCGCAACCAATGGCGTGCAATGTGGAACGCTCACACAGTGCTACTGTGTCGGGAATGCCACGACGACATTGAACACATCATCGAGAGTGAGGAACGGTCACGGTCGCATCATGGTCTGAGAGTACCTTTGTGCCTCACCATGTACGACATCATCGTCACTCAATTCATCGGTTCAACCTAACTCACACACTTGTGCTTTGCATGAGTGTGTTTTTTTACTGTTGACATTTTCAAATGATGCTATACTGGTCTTATATTATGGCTAAATCAAAAGCAACTCAAAAGAAAACGGGAAAGTCATCGAAATCACAACCTGTGACTCGTAAAAAGGCGACTCGAAAGAAAACATCAGTGAAAAAGACTGATGCTGTTGTTGTTGACAAAGTGGTGGAAAGTGGGGCAACTGGCAAAGCTGAAAAAAAAGCTGACAAGACTCGTCGAGACTGGGAACACAATCAGGTGATGATTCAAGAGGCTTTCATCAAACTACTCAAGAAAAAGAAAAGAAAACCGACAGGGGTTGAGCTTGCAGAGGAAACCGGACTCGGCACAACAACAATCGACCGTCATATCAAAAAGATGAAATTCGAGATGCAGTCTGACACATGGCGGTCACTGACCCCTGCTGTTATTGCCTCAATATTCAAAGGTGCTACTCGTGGCGGGGTGTTCGCTCAAAAGCTATGGCTGCAAGTAGTGGAGGGGTGGAGTGAGGACATCAACCTCAATCATGGTGCACAGGAATCACTCGCTGATGTGATTGCTCAGTCGACTGGCATCAAAATGCGTAAGAATATCGAGAAAAATGCAAAACACTCAAGATAATACAAAACATGTTGGCACTGAATATCAAGAGAACATCAAAGCTGACCCGACACTCTTTTTCGAGAAAACTCTCGGAGTGACATTGTGGGAAAAGCAGCTCGAGATTGTTGAGTCTATTCGTGACCATAAACGCACCACGGTTCGCTCTTGTAACTCAGCAGGAAAAACAAAGGTCATGGGTGATGCTGTGCTGTGGTATCTCTTTGCGTATGCACCGTGCATTGTGGTGACAACTGCACCCACTTTCAAGCAGGTGAAAAATCAACTGTGGAAAAACATCAAACGCTCTCATGCTCATGCGAAAACAAATCTCGGTGGATATGTGAAACAGACAGAGCTTGAATTCGCTGATGACTGGTATGCAATCGGAGTGGCAACAAAAGACGGTGACGCAGGAATGGAGTCGATGCAAGGGTGGCACAGCCCGAACATTCTCTTTGTGATTGATGAATCGTCAGGTGTGGGTCGACCTGTCAAAGAGGCAATCGAGGGTGGAATGATAGGCGAGGGCTCACGGCTCGTTGAAATAGGAAACCCCACAAAGCCGTCAGGTGACTTCTTTGATTCATTCTCATCACCGCTCTACAACAAAATTCACATCAGTGCATTCGATACACCGAACGTGATTGCAGGTGAGACAGTGATTCATGGACTCGTCACAAAGGAATGGATAGAGGACGTGAAAACAAAGTATGGTGAGGACTCTGACGTGTACCGTGTGCGTGTGCTCGGAGAATTCCCGAAAAAAGACACTGACACCCTCATCTCATTCGACCTCGTTGAGAGTGCGATTGATGCTGAACGTGAGGAATACGGCGAGGAGGAATTCATCGGACTTGACCCCTCAAGGAAAGGTCACGACATGGCTGCATTCATCTATCGAAAAGGGAATTTTGCAAAGGTGCTCGAGACGATTGAGAAAACTGACACAATGGTGCTCGCAGGAAAATCAATCAAGTATCTCAAAGAATTCCCGAATGCGAGACTGAGAATCGACATCATCGGACTCGGTGCCGGAACATTCGACAGACTCAGAGAGCAACCGAAATTCAGTGACCGTGTCGAGGGTGTGAACGTCGCAGTGGCAGCTCAAGACAAAGAACAATTCTTGAACCTGCGTGCTGAGGGGTGGCAAGTGATGCGTGAATGGCTCAGAGATGCGATACTAGAGGAACACAAAGACTGGTACGAACTCGCTGCACCGAAATACAAGCTGACATCAAAGGGTCAAGTACAACTCGAGAGCAAGGACGACATGGCAAAGCGTGGTGTGAAATCACCAAACGTCGGCGATGCACTGGCTCTCACATTCCAAAAACCAACTGAGGGTGGAATACTCGCACCCATGTGGATATAAAATCTGTTATAATAATTTTAGCTAAAACATATATGTCAATACTATCAAACATCAAAACAATCTTTTCATCAAGCGTCAAAGCTGCCGGTGATATTTTCAACAATCAGACATGGTCACCTTTTTCACTCGGTCGTGCTGATTCAAGTGCAAAAGCATTGATGAGTGCAAACAAAAACTGGGTCTATGTGTGTGTCGATACAATCGCCTCATCACTCTCAGGAATTGAACTCAAGCTCATGAAACAAACTGCTGACGACAAAGCTGATGAGCAACTTTTCTCTCATGCTATTCTCGACATACTTTCTGAACCGAATGACTTTCTTGACGGTCGTGAATTGCAATATCAAGCTCATGGTCATGCTGAACTCATCGGGAACGCCTACTGGCGAAAGGTGGACGGCAAACTGATTCCTATACCTCCGACAAACGTCACAGTCAAAACGGCTGCTGACGGTCTTTCTATATCTGCCTATGAAGTGCGAACAAATACAGGTGGCAAAATCAATGTGCCGGCTGACGAAATGTATCACTACCGATACCCGAACCTTTCAAACCCATTCATCGGAGTGGGTGTTGCTGAAAAGATTGCTGACTGGATAGATGTTGAATCATTCGCAACTGAATTCAATCGGTCATTCTTTGAAAATGGTGCATCAGTGGGTGACGTGCTTGAAACTGAGGCAACTACTCGAGAGGAAATTGAGCTGATTCGCAAGGGGTGGGAAATGAAACATCGAGGAATGAGCAATGCTCACAATGCGGCTATCTTGCCGAACAAAACAAAACTCGCAAAAGGTGGGTCAACAATGCGTGACATGGAATTCGCAACTCTTGATGCAACATATCGTGACAAGATTCTCGCTGCATTCGGTGTGCCGAAATCTATTCTCGGAATCACTGAGAGTGGAATGTCTCGTGCTGATGCTGAGGCGAAAAACTACTCATTCGCATTCTTTACTCTTGAACCTAAAATGAGACGATTCGTTGAATGGTTGAACAATACAGTCGTCAAAGACCTAGACCCGACCGGTGCTCTATATCTCGACTTCGATTCAATCGTGCCCGATGACAAAACTCATGAACTTGAAACTATCAAAGCCGGAACAGGTGGTGCAGCATTCATGACTCTCAATGAGGCTCGTGAACGCTCAGGGCTTGCACCCGTTGAGGACGGTGACGAGATTCCACAATCAAACCCATTCGGAACTCTATCAATCGGAAAAGAGAAAAAAGCAAACACATTCAAAAAGAAAATGAGAATCAAACGCTCATCAGTGGCATCAAAAGAAAACCTCGCTGACAACCTTGCTGATATTTTCAAGAATAGCAACATCGTGGTCAAAGACTTCACTGATGACGAGGACGAGGAACACAACAAGGCGTGGGAAAAGAAAGTGAACCGTGTTGAGCCGTATGAGGAACAACTCACAGCTGACTTGATTGAATTCAATGCCCAACAGGCACGCAGAGCTCGAAAATGGGCACGAGAGAACATCAAAGATAAAAAAGGTATCGACACAAAGAAAGCACTGAATGTGCTCAACAAGAGCGATGAAATGAACCTCACAATCGAACTCATGTCACCTGCATTGACCGAACTCTTGCAAAAGGAGGGTGAGGCAACAATCATGACAGTGAACCCGATTGTCTCATTCGATGTGACAGCTGACGCAACTCAGGAACGGTTCGACAAATATGTCGGTGCTACTGCTCAAAGCTACACAGACACAACCATTGCTGCACTCAATGACACAATCAAAGAGGGAATCAGTGAGGGTGAGAATGTTGTTCAAATCGAAAAGCGAATCAATGAGGTGTATGAATACACTGACAAGGTTCGTGCTGAACTTATGGCAAAGACTGTGACATTCGACATCTCGAATCAAGCGACAAACGATGCTTTTGTTCAATCGGGAGTGGTGAAAACAAAGAAATGGTACACAGCTCAAGACGAGCGTGTGTGCCCTATGTGCTACCCACTGCAAGGAAAAGAAATCGCTGTCGAGTCAACCTTTTACAAAGAGGGTGAGGAAATCACAGGCTCATCATCAGCAACTGCATTCCTAGACCTACCGTGGGCACCACTGCACCCTCGATGCCGGTGCACAATCGTTGCCGGTGAGATTGACTACGGCAAGGCTCAGGAAATTGTCGACACAAAGGGTGTCGGTGAGGTCGAGCTGCTGACAAAGGTACTCGAAACACTTGAAAATAATGACCATGACAAATAATGAAATTCAACAAAACATCATGCTCGTATTATCAGGGGCATCAATCAGCTCAGACAAAGCTGCTCTCGTAAAGGAGGCGGTGGTCGAACGTCTGAGAACATTACAAGCAAAGCCGGTTATCGGTGACAATGTGTGCAATTCGCTAGTCGAACAAAGCACTCAATCTCGAGAGAACGAAAGTGCAATCGCACGCAAGACGCACTATCACCTCAAAGGGGTTGAGAGAGCTGTTCGTGAACTCATCGAGGTTATAAAGAAAAACAATGTATGACATCACTAGCACAACCTATACTCATCTTTATTGCAGGGCTCATCATCGGGTTCATTCTCGGGTACTCATTCAGGCACATTCTGAAAAATGAGAAATTCGAGGGCAGCGAACGCACAATCATTTCATTCGTGGTCTTGATTGTGTGGGTGCTTTCTGTGCTCTATGACATCGGGTCGGCTGACTATCAGACCCCTTTCGCCATTCATGGAATTTTCGGGGCTATCGTCGGATTCTTTTATGACAAAAACCCTGCCGACTTTATCAAGGGACTGAGAAAATAAACATCATGAAAAAAACACCACTGAAAAACAAACACCGACTCATCAACATGGCAATCTTTGCCGTTATATTCACGGTCATGCCTTTTATATTCACATCAGCTGTGGAGAAATTCGCACCGGTTGAATACTTTGTTGATGTGCAAGGTGTTGATGCCGGAACAATGCGTCAAGGTGAATGGCTGCAAGAAATCTCACTCACTCGTGACGTACGCAAAGACTTATTCGGCAAAACATTTCAAGAGCTCAGACTGACGAGCGAAAGGGACGGGGTGACAACTCTATTCTATAAAACAAAGAAAACTGCAAACCCTGTACTGTTCGAGGTTCAATCAGACAACAATGTGACATTCGTGAGGGACTGGACTCAAGATGTTGAGGTCATCAACAAGGTGACGGGCGAAATAATGCTTGAGCCTCGAATACCTCAATATATTCTCGACTCACTCAATGTGGGTGAGCTGTATTATTGGACGTGGGTCTTTGAATTTGATGTGACAAAGAATCGAACTGAGATTGTCACAAAACAATCGAACTCATGGGAACTTTTGCCGGCTATTGATTCAGGTGAGACAAAGGTCATCATTGAATTAGCTGACATTGTCGAAATAATACAATAATCATCATGAAAAACGCTGCAACATTCATTTCAATACTCATCGCATCGCTTTTCATCAGTCTCATCGTGGGACTGTTCACTGCAAAGCATCTGAGTGATGATGAGAGCTTGCACAAGCCCCCTGTGGGTGAGTATGGCAACATCAGGACATATTCCCTACCTGCTGAATGTCTCGGCACTATATCGCTGCTAGAGGACTGCAAAAGGGCATTATCAACACACTAATCTATAAAATTTATGAGCAAAAACAAAAAACAATTCAATCTCGGTATCGTATATCACGGAGTCAATGACGACTGGCGTGATGAAATTGAGGAATACTTGCAAGACGAATGGAATGACCACATCGAGGAGGTGAGCGACATCGACCTTGTTATCACTGCAATCAATTCAGTGACTGATGAGCAAGTGCAGCTCAAAGTGTTCAAGAATTATTCAGACGGCACACCGGCACTCGGAACCGTGAACGGAAAAATCATCACTCGCAAAGCTATTCCACTCAAAAGCCTGTATGACCTCGGTCAATTCAACATGGTGCTCTTTGCGTACGATGCTGAGAAATCTGACCTGTGGGACTCTCTCTATGATTCAAGAGGAAACTCAAAAGGAGGTGGAGAGGTGACATCATGGTCATTCCACAACGAGCTATATCTCGACACTGAATATACTGAACTCGAGGTGAATGATAGACCGTGGGAGGGACTGAAAAAAGCAAAGACATCAGCACTGCACGAATTGATGCACGCACTAGTGAAAAGGTGTCTGAGGAATGGTCTCAGCAATGTTGTTGACCACATGGATAAAACCGTCGTGAAAGGTAAAGAGGTTGAATACTACAAAAACAGCAAACCATTCACAAAGGACGGAAACTATGAAAGGACTCTCACATCAATCACTGACAATGGAGGGTGGGACGTGATAACAAAAAACATCAGGACTGACAATGTCATTGCACAGTACGAAAAGAATATCAAAGTTGAGACACAACCTGTGCCGACACCTGTGCCTGTTGCTGCATCGAACACACCGACAAAAATCATTGTTCATCACACCGGAGGGACTGACAAAAACCCACTTGAGGACACATCGCATCATACTGCTGCAATCATCAAGAACTGGCATGTCAATGGTCTCGGGTGGGGTGACATCGGGTATCACTGGGTGATTGAAAAGGACGGGAAAATCGTCGCAGGTCGAAAAGAGAGCGTGAGAGGTGCTCATGCTATCGGTCACAATGACACATCAATCGGCATCTGTTTATCAGGGAACTTTGATGCAACACTGCCGACTCAAGCTCAAACTGATTCATTGAAAAAGCTAATGACTGAAATCATCGCTCGATATGATGCAATCAGTGAGAGTGACATCGTGCCGCATCGAACATTCTCAAACAAAACCTGCTACGGGAAAAGACTCAGTGACTCATGGGCTCGAGACTTGCTCAAACCTGTGGTGGTGACACCTCCGGTCATTGAGCCTGTGCGACCACTGAAACAATTTGAGACAATCGAATTGATTGACGAACTCAAGTATCGAATAAAAAATAACCTTTTATAAAAAATAACTGCTATAATAAAACTATGACAAATGCAACTACAAAAACAATCATTGACAAACTCAAAGACCTGTTCGGGTCTGTGAGATTCTGGGTTGTTACATTGACCGCAATCGTCGCAATTCTCGAGGCTAATATCGGGGGCGGTGGAATGGCTGAAATGCTTGAGATTATCAAGCTATGGCTCATCACTGTCGCAGGTATCGGAACCGTTGACAGTGTTGCTCGTAAAATCGGGGGCTCTGAAAAGACCGTCGACACGTCGAGTGAGGAATTGCTCAAACTGCTCAAGGCTGACAGTCAAAAATAAAAGCCTATTTACTACCACACACCACTCACAACTTATCAATCTAATTCATACGAAAATATATGAAAAAAGAAAACGAAAACAAAAATCACATCAAATATACTGATGAAATGGCAAAGCAGCTTTTCGATGCAATCGGCTCAAAGGCAGCAACTGATGCTGTGAGTGGACTTGAAAAGCTCGCTGAGGCAAACGGTACATTCGAGGTGTGCATCTCTACTGAGGACGTTGACCGTCACGGTGAGATTGTAAAACAAGACGGACTCGACACTGCAAACTTTATGAAAAACCCTGTCGTGCTATTCGGTCACAACTCATGGGCACTGCCTATCGGAGTGTGTACTGAAATCACTCAAAAAGACGGCAAGACTATTGCAAAGGGTGTATTCGCATCTCACACACAAGCTCAGGGACAACGTGAGCTGTATGACATGGGACTTGCTGCAACATCAATCGGATTCATTGTGCGAGACTACGACGATGAGTCACGAACAATCACAAAATCAGAATTGCTTGAATTCTCTTTTGTGCCGATTCCTGCAAACCCTAACGTGCACGCTATTCGTGAGGCAGGACTCGACGTTGCTGAACTAGCAATGAAAGGACTGCTATCAGTGGATATGAAAACAGGTGATGACGTACCTGTGGAAAACTCTGATGAGGAAAACGACGATGACAAAGATTCTGACAATGCTATAATTGAAAATGATGACGAGACAACTGACGATGATGCACCTGCATCAGATGAATCAGCTGACTCAGAATCGGACGATGAAAATAGTGATGAGGAATCTGACGACGAGACTGCTGAGGAAAAAATACTCAGTGCACTCGGAGACATCGGCAAGAGACTCTCAGCTTTAGAGAATAGCAAGGACAGTGGAGACACTGATGTTGCAGGTTCGGAGAGCGAGGAGGGTGTTGACGACGATTCAGATGATTCAGATGACGACTCAGACGAGCCGACAACTGATGAAACTGATGATGCTGTCAAATTCCTGCGAAACCGTCGCAAAGCTCAAAAGGCTGCGAAACTTATCAACGACGTGCTCGCTGATATGGCGGTTGATGCAAAAAAGCATTACTAATTTTATCAATAACGATTCAACTACTATGAATAAAGAAGAAATCACAAAAGCGATTGACGACTCGGTTGCAAAAAACCTAGAATCAATCGTCGGAGAAAAAACAGCTACTGTCGTAAAAGAGACAGTGCGAAAAATGCGTCTTGAGAGAGAACTCTACGGACGTGACAAATCAGGTCTTGATGATGAGCAAAAAACTGCTTTCGCATCTGACATGATTGCTATTGCAAAGGGACGTTTCGGAAACGGAGAAAAAGCAGCATTGCTTGAGACTGTCGATTCACAAGGTGGGTACACTGTACCAACTGAAGTGCACCGTGGAATCATGCGAATCGCTGCATCAGTGGGACTTGTGTTGCGTGATGCAATGAAATTCCCGATGAGCTCTGACGAAATGAACGTGCCTCGATATGCAGGTTCAGACCTTGAGGGTGCTTACTACACAAACGACGATACTGTCGGAGGTGAAACAGCAGTCACATTCGGTGTTGCAACTCTTGCAGCAAAAACATGGTACACAATCTTTCGTGTATCAAACCCATTACTTGCTGACGCATCAGCTGATATTGGAGACTTCCTACTAGCTCTTGCAGCTGAGGGACTTTCAAACATGGCTGACAAGCAAGGGTTCGCCGGAACAGGCTCACCATTCACAGGACTTCTTGCAGACGCAAACGTGACTGCATACGCTCTTGCGACTGATGACCTTTCAATGGCTGACTTCACTATCGACGACGCTCAAAATGTAGTGGCAAACCTGCCTGCATCACTTCACAATGGTGCTGCATGGTACATGCACCCTACTATGTGGGCTCACCTAAAGACTCTAAAGGACGGAGACGGACGATACTTGCTAGGGCAAAACAACAATGCTTTTGCTGCTGCGTATCAAGTCGACGGTATCAAACCTGCGGGAGTGCTTACTGAATACCCTGTATTCTTGAGCTCACACTTCCCTGCGTACGATGCAGCTGACGGTGCTGAGACTGCATTCATGGCATTCGCAAATCTAGGGAAAGCCCTATTTGTTGGAGACCGTGAACGTCTATCTTTTGCAAAGTCTGACTCTGCAACTGTTGGAGGCAAGAACGTATTTGCTGCAAATCAAACAGCTTTTCGTGTGACACACCGTCACGCAATCACTGTGGGACTTCCTGCTGCTGCTGTCGTTGTTGCGACTGGTGCTGCTGCCTAACCGGTAACAGTACGCTGAGAGCTTATGCTCTCGGCAATGAACATGAAACATTGTGCTCATCGTCGAGGGTGTACGCTCAACTATTACTCGATAACCTACACATCAAAATGGCTAAAATTCTAAAATTCATCACACTGCGAGCAATCGCAACTGCGAAAGGACGTGTATCAAAAGGCACTGTGATTGCATTGACTGCAATCGAGGCAAAGCGATACGGTTCAATGATTGAAAAGACTGATGCTGAATTGACTGATGAGAGATTCATCAACTCAGTGAACGGTGAACCTACTGCGACAGAATCGCTTTCAGGTGATGCCGACGATACATCAGACAATGATTCAAGCGATGACGATGCTGACGACGAATCAGGCGACGGTCTTGACGACATGTCATCTGACGAGCTGAAAGCAAAGGCAAAAGCTCTTGAACTTCCTACATCGGGAAACAAGGCTGCAATCATTGAGAGAATTCGACTTGCTGAACAAGCAAACGATGACTCAGATGATTCAACTGACGACGAATAATTCGTCGCATAACAATACTCACGATTATGGCAAATAAAGACTATGCACTAACAACAAAAGAACGTGTGAAAGCTCGGCTCAGCATCACGAATACTGACGTTGATGACATCATCGTGGGTATTATTTATGCGGTGACTGATATGCTTGAAAAACATCTCGGGCGACGATTCAAAGAGACGACATACACAAACAAGATATTCAGCGGGCTCAACTATGGAAAACCTGTCGACTTTCTTTTGCTACCAAATGCACCTGTGACAGCACTGAGTGCTTTTGAGTATAATTCAGGAACAATCACCAACCCGACATGGGTTGCAGTGAATGCCGACAGCTACTATCTTGACGAGCTATTGAACGGAATTCAGATGACAGGGGGGTTCGTACCACAAGGGCACAAAAACCTGCGTGTGACGTACACAGGGGGCTACAAAATAGCCTTTGACTCATTCATCGACGATACTGCTCACACACTACCGGCTGACATCTCTGACCTCGCTGAGAGACTGTGCACAAAGATATACAACAAGCGAGAGACTGAGGGTCAATCAACATCAAACTTCGGAGAGTCAAACATCACATGGGAATCACTCATCACCCCTGCTGAAATGGCTCTCGTCGCACCTTATAAACGGAACCATGCACTCGGCTTATGAGTGTAGCGGTGAAAATTGAATTGAGGAATGAGAAAAAGGTCGCTGCTGCTCTAAAGAGTGCACCTAGCAAAGCGGCTGAATATCTCACAAAAGGATTGCACGGTGGAATTTTCAGACTACATGAGGAATCACAGAAAGCCGAAAACCTGCAATTCAAAAAACCGACGCACACAACTCGAGCGTCATTCGGAAAAGGTATCGAATTGAGGAAACTGTATGCCTCAATCAGACCGACAACATACTATTCAGTATTTGTTCACAATGGGACACGGTTCATAAAATCAAACCCATTCATGAAACGAATTGCTGATGCGGGTGAGAAAAAGGTCAATACAGAAATAAACAATGCAATGGACGCATTCATCAAAAATATATGATAGCTGCAACACTACGAAACAAAATCAAAGCGAAACTCGACACACTGGTCACATCAAATGACCTGTCTCTTGTGCTCAACCGGTCATTCAAGCATCACCCGCTTGCTGACCCTAATCTTGTGAAATTCCCTGCTGCTATTGTTCAACCGCCGTCTTTTGAGAGCACTGAGCTCGACACAGCGACGAATGAGCGAACATATACCTTTGACATCGTCATTGTCATGAAAGGAGACGACATCAGTGATATTGATGCTGTGGAGACACTGGCTGAGACTATCGCAAACGCATTCGATGATGACCATACTCTCGGAGGTACTGCACAGGGTGGGGTGTCACCGGCGGTGTCGCCTATCGAGCAAGATGAATTCAACGGCAAGCAACTTGTGATGTTCGTTGTCACAATCAAGCCTCGAGTCTGTTATACTATTACTAGCTAATCATAAAAAGCGTATGTCAATCAAAAAAAATGACTATCAAAACAAACAAATCACATCTGAGAGCAAAATCGTGAAAACGAAAATCTCAAAGAATGTGTACAACTTCAACCCCACAATCAACGCACCTGCGATGCAGATTGAGGCGGACTCAGCTCGAGATGCTGAGGAAATTTATCAGAAAAAAATCGCAGCTTTATCAAGTAACAAATAACTAAAATTATTATGGCAAAATCAACAGGACGAACAGCAGCTTTCGGGCTCGCAAAGGAATCAACAAGAGGAACTGCGGAGGCATCAGCTGACGTGTGGATTCCACGACTTTCAGTCAACCTCGACGACAAGACTGAATCAATCAATGACGAATCAGCACTCGGAGTGCTAGAGGACTCACCGTCAGCAGACAATGTGAAAACATGGGCTGAAATGAGCCTCGAGGGAAATGTTCGAGACAAATCAATCGGACACTTTTTGCTTGCTCTATTCGGTGGAGTGGCAACAGACGTTGACACACCGGAGACTGACTCGAATACTCATGTATTCAACCTTGCTCAGTCAGCACAACATCAAGCATTCACACTCTTTTCAAAAGACAGTGTGCAATCTTACAAGCACGCTCTCGGAGTATTGAGCTCATTCGGAATCAACGCTGAAATCGGTCAATATGTGAAATTCAACTCGGCATTCATGGCAAAGGCAGGGGCTACAATGGCAGACCCGTCACCGTCATACGTTGCTGAAAATCTATTTTTGCCGAAAAACATCACAGTGAAATATGCAACGAATCAAGCAGGACTCGATGCAGGAACTGAGGTGAAAGTGCAAAAAATGTCACTGAACTTTGAAAAAGACACTGAGGGTGATATGGCACTCGGAGACTCAACACCTCAAGACTTTTTGACAAAGATGTTCAGCTGCGAGGGTGAAATCGAATTGCTCTTTGATGCTGAAACATTCAAGACTCAGCAACTAGCGAACACAAAAATCGCACTACGTCTCGACATTCTGAATGACACTGATGACCTCGGTACATCAGTATTCCCACAACTGACATTCGACGTGTACAAGGCACACATCAGTGACTTTGTACGAAACTACGGAAACAGCGACCTTGTGAGTGCAACAATCTCATTCAAAGCTCTCTACTCAGTAGCAGATGCAAAAATGGTGACTGCAACACTCATCAATGGTCAAACTTCTTACTAATCAAACTAATATCAACACATCATTATGGCAAAACTAACAGACACACGAAAAACAACAACAGTCAAACTCTCATCGTATGAGGGGGCTGAAATTGAAATGTATTCATCATTGCTCGTTGGAGAGCTTGAGGGGTTCGATGAGAAATCATCAAACATGCAACAAATTTTCTACATCTTGCCGAAACTCATCAAAGAGTGGAACTTCACCGATGACGCTGAAAAACCACTTGCAATCACAGTCGAAAACATCAAAAAGCTGTCAGCTGACGCTCTTGAGGAATTGACTGAGGTGATTGAGAAAAACAAGTACGAGGGAAAAAAAGCATAGCCCCATACGCAAATCTATGCCTCGATATGGGGTGGACTGAGAGTGAGCTCAAGGGCAATTCACTAGCGTACATCGAGGCACTGGGTGACGCTCTCAAAAAGAAAAATCAAGAGTACGAGCGTCAGAATAAAAAACGATAACTATATGGCATCAGATAATACAAAAAAAATCGCAGTCGTATTGACCGGTGAGAACAAAACTCAGCAAGCCTTTCGGGGTGCAGGTCAGTCACTGGACGGGTTCAAATCAAAGCTGCAATCTATGTCAGCAACATTCACGAAAATGGCTGCGGTGGGAACTGCGGCTTTTGCCGGTATCGCATACGGTACAAAGCAAGTCGTGACTGCTGCTGCTGAATCACAGCGTGCATCGGTAACATTCGACGCATTGAACAAGTCAATCGGTTCGGTATCATCTGACTCACTTGAAAAACTGCGTGCATCAACACGAGGCATGGTCGCTGACACTGACCTCATGCTTGCAGGTAACAAATTCATGGCTATGGGACTCGCAACGACTCAAGATGAAATGAGCAAGCTCGCTCAAATCTCAACAAAACTGGGTACCGCTATGGGTAACGGGGCGACTGAGTCTATGGAAAACTTCGCACTCATGATGGCGAATCAATCTATTTTGCGTCTTGACTCATTCGGTATCTCATCAGGAAAGGTGCGTGAACGTATCGAGGAACTGATGACATCGACTGAGGGTATGACTCGTGAAATGGCATTCAACGCTGCCGTCATGGAACAGGCTGAGGCTACTATGAAAAAGCTCGGTGAACCGGCTCTCACAATGGCTGACCGCATGGATATAATGAAAGCAAAGACTGAGAACTTGAAAACATCTCTCGGTGAGGCTCTTATTCCTGCGATTGAGCGTCTTGTGAATGCTGTGACACCTATCATCGAAAAATTCACACTGTGGGCTCAAGAGAACCCGAAAACACTCATGACAATAGTCGGAGTGGCTGCCGGACTCTCTGCACTCGTGGCTGTCATCGGTACAATCGGACTGGTCTTGCCGTCAGTCATTTTCGGTGTGCAAGCTCTCGGAGGTGCCATGATGTTTTTAGCGACAAACCCTATCGGACTGCTGATTGTTGCAATCGTTGGTCTGACTGTGCTCATTGTGAAAAACTGGGATAAAATCAAGCAAGTGACATCAACTCTCATCGACAATATAGTCGGAGGGTTCGAGGTTGCTCGTGACGGTATCTATAACGCATGGCAATCAATCAAAGACGGCATCGGTGGTGCTATCGAGGGAATCAAGCAACTTGTGGCTGACCTCAAGCAATCAATCATGGACTTTGTCTATGAACACCCTGTGTGGGCATCAGTCATCACAGGTGCGATTCTAGGGGCTGTATTGCCTGCATTCCTCACACTGGCAACAACTATCACCACAACCGTGCTCAGTGCATTCCTTTCATTCGGAACAATGATTGTGACTCAAACGATTCCTGCAATCGGTTCATTCATTACAACTCTTGTGACTCAGGGAATTCCCGCTGTGCTGAAATTTGCAGCGTCAATGATAACCTCGGGAGTGACTGCAATCGCATCATTCGTGACATCACTTGTTGCCGGTGCAATCGCAGGACTTGCGTCATTCGCTACGATGATAATGACGACCGTGATTCCTGCAATCATCTCATTCGCAACAGCGGTGCTTTTGCCATTGCTACCTTTCATTTTAGTCGGTGCAGCAGTCGCAGGGCTCGCAGCACTCATCATCATGAACTGGGACAAAATCAAAAACTGGACTGTCAGCACATTCACAGCAATCGGGACAACCATTGCCGGAGTGTGGGAAAAAATCAAAGCCGGTGCATTGCTCGTTGCTCAAAGCATCTCGGGTGCATTCAAACAATACATCAACGGTATTGCCGGAATGTTCGAGGGAATGGTCAACGGTGTCATCACTGCTCTGAACTTCCTCATCAAAGGAATGAACAAAATTCAGGTCAAGATTCCCGACTGGGTGCCGAAAATTGGAGGTAAATCATTCGGTGTGAATATCAATGAAATTGCAAAGGTCGAAATTCCTCGTCTTGCTGAGGGTGGAATCGTCACAAAATCAACACTTGCAAACATCGGTGAGGCAGGTGCTGAGGCAGTGATTCCACTCGACAAGCTCAAGAACTTCGGTGTCGGAGGTGGTGGCTCAGTATCAATCAACATCGACACAATGGTCGGTGATGATGACTTTGCTGTCAAAATGGGTGACCGTATCATCGAAAGTCTAAAATTCAACTCACGATTCGTGAGCTAACAAAAACAACGTATGGCAACCATTCTCACAATCAATGCTGTTGACCGCACACTGAGTGTGGTGTCAACTTCAATAAGAAAAAGAGACAATCTCAATGAGCGAGTCGATTCGCTCTCTTTTGAGGTGACTACTCACGAAAACAAAACATTCGTGCCTACAATCAATCAAGCTGTCGTGCTCACTGAGAACGGCACAAAAGAATTCAGCGGGGTGATTGTATCTGTGAGTCAGAGCACTGAGAGAAAAATTGTGCGATACAAAATATCATGCAAAGACAATTCACAACATCTTGACAGAAAAGTAGTGACTGAGAGATTCGAGAATAAAACACTTTGGTTCATTGTCGACTATCTCATCACAACCTATGCTGATGCTGAATCATTCACTGTGAACAATGTCGGTGGTGCCGGTCTCACAATCAATTCAATCGCTTTCAATAGAATTCCCTTGTCGGAATGTTTCAAAAAATTGAGCAAGCTCACAAACTTTTCGTGGTATGTCGACTATGACAAAGACATTCATTTTTTCAGTAAAAACACAGAGCCTGCACCATTCTCATTGACTGACACATCAGGAAATTATCAATACGACTCACTCACAATCTCTGAGGACTTGTCTCAAATCAGGAACTCAATCACGGTTGAGGGTGGGACAAAAATCGGTGATGAGCGTGTAGTGTATGAGGACGGAGACGGGGTCAAAGATACATTCGACACAAAGCTCAAATTCAGCAATCAGCCTGTCGTTGAGGTGGGCGGGGTTGAACAAACTGTCGGAATCGACGGCTTGAATGACGATGCTGACTTTGATTGTATGTGGAATTATAACGAGAAATATATTCGATTCACGTCAGGGAACATTCCCGCAGCAGGTACTCGCAACATCGAAATGACCGGAACACCGCTCATTCCTATTCTTGTGCGTGTGCCGTCAGCTGTTTCAATCTCTCAATATGGTCTCTATGAGGCTGTCATCAAAGACAAATCAATCATCTCGAATGAGCAGGCAATCGCTCGAGCGAAAGCTGAACTCAGTGCATATGCTGCAACAATCAACAACGGGTCATTCAAAACATATACATCAGGACTGAGGTCAGGTCAGATACTCACAATAAACAGCACACAACGCTCAAAAACGCTCACTGTGTTGATTCAGTCGGTGTCTATGGCATATCGTGACCATGAGGGACTCAAGCCCGAATATAGCGTCACATTCGCATCACTGCGGTCACTGGGAATCATCGACTACCTATTGAGACAACTTGATGACGATGAGCTCTCTGAGGGTGAATCTGAGACCCTGCTCAACTATTTGCAGGCAACTGAGGAACTGGCAATCACTGACACAATCGGTGTGCCCGAAACTCTCATTGCACCGTATGTCTACGCAAACGATGCCGGCACAACCCCGAATGCTGCTCGATATAATTATTCGACATACGGTCGGTACGATATTCTTGTTGAGGGTGATGATGAGGTTGTTGTTGCTGACGCAATGACAGTCACCTTGCAACAATCACCGTATGTGTTCAGTAATGATGCAGGAACAACAACTGATGCTGCAAAATATGGATATTCAACTTATGCAGCAGGATAAAATCTGATATAATGAAATTATGAAAAAAACAATCACCTACATCACACAAACGAACCCGCTGAAACCTACTGAAAAGGAGGTGATTCGAGTGACGGAAAAAGTGCTCGACAACAGCTCTGATGTTATTGTCAAAAAGAAAAAGCTCGACACCAAAGAGATGCGACAAAAACGTCGACAAATTGATAGAGACATCGAGAGAATGCAGAAAAAGAGAGACGAAGTCGATGATGAAATCAAGACTGTCAGAAAACTCGAAAAGGCTGAGGTCACTCATTCAATCAAAGGCTAACATATCAAATCATTATGAAAAAAAACATCATACAAAAAAATAGTGGCATCAAAATCAAAGGTGAGTACACGATTCAGAAATTCAAAGCAGGAACTCGTGAGCTCATCAGTGAGTCACATCACACAAACCTTGTTGTCTCAACGACAAATGCAGGGCTCGACCTCATCACTCAACATCTTGTGGGAGTGACAACATTCCCGCTTGATATTGATTCAGCTGCAATCGGTACAGGAACGACTGCACCCGCAGCAACTGACACAGGTCTTGAGACAGCAGTATTGTCAGGAATCGCACGGGCTGACATTGTCAATCGAGATGCAACATCAATCTCACTTGACTTTTTCATCACAGATGCCGAACTGACAAACGGCAATTATTCGGAATTCGGAATCTTTTGTGACACTCAGCTTTTCGCTCGGTCAATCATCAGCCCTGCATTCACAAAGGCAAGCGGTGAGGACACGCTCATCAATTATCAGATAACTTTTAGCACATCATAATATGGCACAAGCAAAAACAGCAGGAACAGTCGTCAAAGCATCAGACTTTCACGATTCATCAGACGGTTCAGCAGGAAAAATTCCTGTGACAAAGGCAAGCGGAAAAATCGACAAATCATTCAACGAACCCTCGACTGACGTTCAAGAATTTACGTCATCAGGAACATGGACGAAACCAGACGGTGCAACCCGTGTGCTTGTTCAAATGTGGGGTGGCGGTGGTTCAGGTGGACGAAATACAGGTGATGCGGGAGGTGGTGGTGGTGGTTCATATAATGAGTTTATGTTTTCGGCTGACGACCTTTCAGCAACAGAATCAGTGACTGTCGGTGAGGGTGGTGCAGCCCGTACCTCAAACGGTCAAAACGGTCTAGCGGGTGGAAAATCATCACTCGGCTCACTTCTTGAAGCCTATGGAGGAGGAGGTGGTGGTCAAGGTAATAGCGCGAACAACGGCTCAGGTGGTGGTGGTGGTTCATGGGACGGAGTCGGTCAAGTCGGAGGCGGGTCAAACACATCAGGTGGTGATTCGGGGGACAACAAATATGGTCTTATAGGCTTTTTTGGTAATGGTCAAAACTCAGACGGAACACTTGGAGATACTAACGGTATCTATTCAGCAGGTGGTGGTTCAGGGTATGGAAACGCAACCTATTCACCCGCAGGTGATAGCTACTTCGGAGGAGGTGGTGGTGGTGGTACAGGTTCATCAGTAACAGGGGGGCAATCAATAGTCGGTGGAAATGGTGGAAATGGAAACGCAACAGGTGGTGCTGAGACTGGTCAAACCCCCGCAGGAGGTGGAGGTGGAAATGAGAACAATCAAAACTCAGGTGCAGGTGGTGACGGACTTGTGGTCGTGACTACATTCTAATATAGTAAAAAAAAGCCTACATGATACAATGTAGCAGTCGACTTCGGTCGACATGGTGTGTTGGTATGGTCTTGATAATACGAGGCACAATCAATACTGAAAGGCACTTGCTCTCGGGCAGGTGCTTTTCTATTCCCGAAAGTTATCCACAGGCAGACATTGCATGATGCTTGCACTCTCATCATAAATCAATTATGATATAAAACAGGTGAGAGAGTCGAACTCACCACATTATCAAAAACCATAATCAACACACCAAAACATCATGGCAAAGAAAAACAAAAAGCAAAAAACAATTACTCAGGACATGGGCGAGTACCTAGACTATAAAATGTCAAAAGTCTCAACATTCGAGGAATCAATCGCAGTATTGAATCGAACGCTCAATCACATTGACGAACATGCAACAGCCTAAAACAATGATGCAAAAACTCACCGACTTGAACAATGCTGTCGGCAGTCTGAAATTTGAATTGCACAAAGCATTCTATTCAGTCATGCCGCTCAAACTTCATCTCGCTGAACCATTGCTCAAGCAACAAATCATTCTCGAATATCCTCAACCCTACTGCTGCGACAGATACGGTTGTTGCGAGGAAAATGAGAAATGCTACTGCAACCGTCAAGAATGCCCGAATGTGAATTGTGACCAACTGCTCACATCACTGCTCGGAACTGAGGAAATTATCAACTGTCACCATTGTGGTGCACAAATAACTATCATCAAATAATATGACAAAAATCATTCAAAATTGTGTGAGTATAGTGCTCGCACTAGTGGCAATCGCAATCTTATTCTTTGCCATGCTCACAGGTCTCAACAAGCAATCTGAGGTGACTTGCATCAAACTGCAAAATCAATCTCAAGAGTATCGAGGCTTTTACATCACCGAATCTGAGGACACAATGTGTGACTCAATAGGCATCGAGGTCGATGCACCGGTTCGAGGTGTTGACGGTGAGATTATACGCTAATCATTCTATATGAAACGTAACAAACAAAAATCAAAATTCGGGCGAAATCTATTCATCATCGTCATTCTCGGGCTCATCGCATACGCTGCATTCTTTGCAAGCAAAAACGATATGCTCTCGACGACCTATGAGGTGGAGACCGAATCAACAACAGTCATCAAAGACGAGAGCCCTGTCGATAAAGAAAAACAGAATGCTCTTGAAAAAATCATGACTCGTGCAGAATTCCAAAAACAGCAATCATTGCTCGCTGAGGAAATCTACATCAACGAGCAACGTGATGAACTTGCTGCACGACGTGCACAAATCATTGCCGACCTCGACGCTGAAAAAGCAGGGCTCGATTCTGAACTTGAAAACGTGAGACATGAACTGGTGTCTTTCGGGTCAGCCCCGACGCTCAACGAATAGCATTCGCTATCAAGGAACATGAGAGTCGAGGCAACTGCAACGCTGAGGGACTTTCAGGCGAAAACGGGGCATATCAATTCATGCCGGCAACGTGGAACATCTATGCAAAACAGATGCTCAAAGAGATACCGGAACAGACCTGCAAAAACGAGGAAACTGTGGCAATTCTCAAGATTCAGCAATTACTAGACAGAGGGTTCAGTGAGCGACAAATTGCTCATGTGTGGAACGGTGGCACGGTGACGTGTTCAAGCGGGGTCAATAAATACGGCGTGCCGTATGATTCATGTGCCTATGGTGATGCAGTCTTGCGACTTATAGCATCGAATCAATAGCACTTATGCACACAAGATTCACAGTCGGTTCATTGTACTTTCATCATAAATCATTTATAATGAAATCACATGACCAAAAACGATAAAAAAAGCATAGTCAAAAAAAAGCTGTGGCAATCAGGCTATGCGGTGCGAGACATGGGTCATGTATATCGCAAAGAGCCTTTCGACCTTTTAGTCGAGGGAAAAATCAAAGTGGTATTCGACTCAGCACCCACAAAAAAGACGGTTCGTGCACACGTCGAGTCTGACGGCTCAATCAAGTACGAGTATTACAAACAGAGCAACGATTCATTCGCTTTCACTGCATCACATATGATTGCATTCGGGCGACCGGAATCTCGCTCATAATCTACACACCATTATGCAAATTACTAACACATCAAAATATCCGAAAAACGCATCTATCATGATGATTGTCTACGGAATGGGAGGAGTCGGAAAAACAACTTTTGCGGCATCATTCCCGAAACCATTACTCATTGACTTTGAAAACGGTGCAAAATACTTCGGAGAACGTGGCATCTCTGTGGACGTTGCACAACAAAAAGACTGGTTCACACAGGAGGACTTCACTCAGCTCAAAGCTGCAATCGCAAATTATGACACAATCATTGTCGACCCTATCGGAGAGGCAATGCAAAAGCTCATGGAATCACAATCAATCAACGGGGCAAAATACCGACAAGGTGGCTCAGGCGACTTGACGATTGCAGGGTGGGGTGAAGTGAAAAAGAAAATGCGAAACTTCGTGAAATGGCTGAGGGACACCGACAAGAATATCGTTATTGTTGCTCACGTCGATGAAAAGACTGACGGTGAAACTATCGTGCGACGACCGATGATTGCAACAAAGCTCTCAGACGAACTCATCACAATGGTCGACATTGTTGCCTACATGGGAACAACTACCGGAAAAAACAAAGAGACCGGAGAGAGTGAATCAAAGCGTGTACTATTCCTCGACCCGTCTGACGAATCACGAGTCTCAAAAGACCGAACAGGGAAACTCGGGAAATATATCAAGCCCGACTACAACTATATTGCAAATCAGCTCGGAAACACCGAAACTGACAAGACAGCAGGCACAGATGAGCCGAAAACACCTGCTGAAACTAGCGAAAACACCCCTGCATCAAGCGTACCCGCTGAATCTGATACAACAGTCGATTCAACGACAAAGGACGCTGAGAACGGCTCTCAAGAGCTCGAACTCGGAGACATGACAGCAGCTCAACTCGTTGCAAAGGCAAAGGAAATGAATTTGACTGTCGGAGGTACAAAAACCGAATTGATTATCAGAATCTCAACTGCCCTCGCTGAGGCTGCAAAATAATATGGCAAAAACAATCACTGAGCGATTCACGCTCTACGATGAATCTGTTGTCATCGACTTCTACCCGACATCACACCGATACAAGCTCATCAGTGTTGACGGTGTTGAAAAAAAGGAATGGCTCGCATCACCCTCATCGGTGGTGAACAAGCTCGACAAATCACGACCGCTCATGTCGTGGGCTGTGAACACTTTTGAGGAAACAATGATTGCTCACATGCGTGACGGTGCAAACTTCACAAAAGATGATGTGCTCGCAATGTTGAAAATCTCAAAAGGTGCGTACAACGAACGCAAACAAGAGGCTGCCGACGTGGGGTCAGTGGTTCATGACTTCGCTGAGCATAACCGCTCAGACATCAACGAGGTTGAACAATTCGCTGAGCTCTCAGACGAGGACAAAAAACTTGCACAGCAAGGGGTCGACGCATTCAACGAATGGAAAAAAATCATGTCACCGACATTCATCTCAAACGAATTCAAAGTGTATTCAAAGCGGTGGAATTATGTCGGAATCTGTGATGCTCTCGCTGAAATTGGCGGTGAACTCTACATCGTAGATTATAAAACATCAAAGGGTGTTTATACTTCGCAGGTGTATCAAATCGCTGCATACATGAAAGCGTATGAGGAAATGACAGGCAAAAAGGTCGCCGGTGCAAAAATTGTGAACTTCACAAAAGATGACATCACCGACAAAGATGACAACATTATTCGCAAGGCAGGTTCATACATGACGCACACAGTGAGTCGTGGCGAACTGGTGACATCATTCAAGGCTTTCAAAGCATTGCTCGATGTTCACCGAATCGACCCTGTCATCGCTAAAACTCTCAAATAGTATGGCGGTGCGAAAGTGCGAATCGTGCAATGCACCTACATCAAATCAATACAGTGAAAATTGCACTCTATGTGTCACGATTCTCAGAATGGTTGCTGACTTTGAAAAAGGACTCAATCAAAACTGGCACCCGAACGGGTACACAAGAAAAGTGAAACTCACTGCTCAAATTACAAAAACCTAATCAAACACACTATGGCAAAAAACACAGAAAAATGTACAGACAAATTCACAGTCACTCGAGACTTTGAAATCAACATTGACGACAATTATTATCTACAATTCAAGCAACAAATCATCGACCTTGTTCGAGGACTAGCAAACCCCTACGGCATCGGGTCTCATGAATTCCCTGCAATCTTGAGAGAGCTTGCACTTGATATTGAGAGAGACGACCGTCTCAATGACGAATTCTAGTCATGAAATACGAATACATGACAGCAACCCCTCGAATGACAAAAGGGTTCACAAAAAAAACAATCGACGCTGACGCTACTGATGAAATGCTCAACACACTGGGCTCAAATGGGTGGCAACTCATCTCTGTGGTACCTATTCAGGAAAACATGGGGTGGTCAAGCAAAACGGGTTCAATTATTTATTATCTCA